TTGAAACTCCATACTACCTCCTAGCAATGATCATTGATAATATCACTTGCCTTTGTTTTCCAAGCATTTGGAAAGATACCATGTACCACCAAAATGAATGCTATTTTAAACGCATGTAACATATGTTGAAAATATGTCATGCCGATTTCTTTAAGGTGACTCATTGTTTGGTCTGGTTTTTACTACTTGGGAAAGTTCATCTTTATTTATATACCAGAAAGGTTGTGTTGGATTATAACCCAAGCCTGCAAGCATTTCGTATTCATCATCATCAAGATAATACATTTCACCAAAATCATCTGGATGCACTGCTACATGAGCAAGAAGACGTAGCGCATTAGTAATATTTGAATCATCCCATGCATGATTTCTTAGCATTCTAAAAACAAATAGTACAAGCAAGCAAAGTGTGCCAAGAATAAAACCCAATATAAAACTTGTCATGGCAGCAACCCTCTTTTTTCTAACCTATCAATTTCGCTTTCGGTCAATTCTGGTTGTTCGCCATTTAGATATCGTCTTTCATTTTCAGTGAGATGAGTATAATTGATGAATTTATTGTAATCTTTATTGTTTACAAACTCTACAACATTATCTTCTTTCATAAAATAATTCCTAATCTTTTTTAACATTTTCATTTGCCCTTTTTAAATATTCACGCAATAATAATTTTGTTTTCACTTCTTTTCTCTCTGGGTCTTTTAACAGTGCGTTGATCAAACCAGCACAGAGAAACAAGAGTTCTTCATAATCATTAATTTCCACTACCTGTTCCATCTGCAATAAATCCCGTAATCATAGCACCGCCCTGACCAGCAACAACATTTCCTCTAGTTGACATGTTTCCTAGACGATCATAACCTTGTGCCGAGGATGTCCAAAACATAACACCGAGCGCCCAAAAAACGGCAAGCAAATACAATACAATTACTTTGATATAATCTTTTCTATACATAACTAATTTCCAACAGTATAATTTTCGTAAACTCGGTTATGAGTATTATTACAACGAATAAACGTGGTACGTTTACTCAACTCTTTGATAGAAGATGCGCCAACATAAGTACAGGTGCTCCTCAAACCACCAAGAATGTCTTTGACTGTATTATGAATACAACCTTTGTATGGTACTCGTACAGTACGACCTTCAGATGAACGATAGTCTTTCAGTCCACCATTGTGTTTGTCATTGGCAGTTTTAGATGACATACCATAGAATTCTACAACTCCATTATTAACCTCGCCACCACCTTCATCATGTCCAGAAAACATACCACCCAACATAACGAAGTCAGAACCAGCGGCAAATGCTTTTGCAACATCACCGGGATTCTTACAACCGCCATCTGCCATAACATGACCACCAAGACCATGAGCAGCATCGGCACATTCGATAACAGCAGACAATTGAGGATAACCTACACCTGTCTGAATACGAGTTGTGCAGCATGACCCCGGCCCAATCCCGATCTTGACAATATTGGCACCAGCGAGAATCAACTGCTCTGTCATTTCCGGAGTAACAACGTTACCAGCAATGATAACCAGATTAGGATATGTGTTTCGCAGAGTTTCAATGGTTTCTACAAATCGCTCCGAATAACCATTAGCAACATCAACACAAATATAATTCAAACTATGGCGAGATTCAGAAAGTTCTAACACATTACGGAACTTCATAAGGTCATCATGTGAGGTGCCAATTGACATAGCGGTAAATCCACTGCCGCCAATATCATAATCACGTTGATACTTACTGTACTCACTTGTGTAGTCAAAGAAATCGACCAATTCATTTACAGAGTAATCTTTCTTCAAGCAAGTTGAGATACCGTGAAATGCAAGAGCACATGCCATTTCCATGGTACCAACGCCATCCATGTTAGCGGCGACTAGAGGTACACCCTTGAAGAAATGACCACCGAACTGGTCATTTTGAGCAATGTTGTATTGGAATTTATATTCCCGTTCCAGTGAAACATCTGACCGGGAAGTCAGAGTAGAACGCTTTGGGCGAATGAGTACATCATCATAATCCAACTTGAGCTCACTTTCAATTCTCATTTACTTTTACTATCCTCAATAATTTGAATTATTTGTTGATCAATATCATCATTTTTTTTGTCACTTAACATATGGTTCTACAATTCCTTCACTTAGCATTGTAATATTAAAATTTTCGCCACCCGCATAGATGTCGCCAAGGAGTCGACCATATTTTCCACGAGCATAAACTTTAGAATGAAACAATATAAGATAACCCTTTTCTTTTGCGTCATCAAGTGCAGTTTCAAGAAATACCTTAGCAGCAAGTCCTTTTTCTTTTTCTTCTAGATTTTTGGTTCTTGTCTCTGCTGCATCAATACCCCACAATCTAACTCTTTCTTTAATAGAAATATCCATACCAAGATCAAGAGTAAGGTCTAAAGTGTCACCATCAACAACTCTATAATCTAAAACCACAAACCAATAATGTTTACCATTAATCATTTTATTCTCCGTTCTTAACTTTAAACCAAGTTCCTATAGTCGTCTTTCTGACTATGGCAATTATTGTAAATGTCACAGTTAGAAAAACTGTTGTTTCTGAAATACTATAATCATTGCGGTCTGCATACCACAACAGTACAAAGTTTATAGGAACATTAATCACCAGGGCAACGCCGGTGTCTAAAACCGCTTCTTTAAACGAGTTAAGTACCATATGGTTGTACGAGTTTTTCTGCTAACATCGTCACATTCAAATTTTCTCCGTCAGCATAGAGATCACCTAACACCCGGACATATTTTCCTCTGGCATACACTTTAGCTAATCTAATCATTATTTTTATCCTCTTCATCGTCATGAATTATTGCATGGTCTCTAAATCTAAAGTCTCTAGGCAAATCTTTCGAAATAATAACATTTTCCAAATCTTCCCAGTTAAGATCCTCTAAATCTAAAGGCGGTTCCTCAGTAATCCATTCCAATTCATAGTCTGAACTATCGTATTCCCAATCTTCTTCGATTAACTTTTCCAGTGTTTTCTTTTTCATTTTAGTAAAAATCTGGCTTTGTCCAAGGCCATTAAAATATTAGGATGCTCGGCGTTTTTGATTTGTGCATTACGCAAAAACCACATTAAATTTGCCTCTGTAATAGTACGCCGTAACTCCGGAATGTCCATTGTTTTAATCAACCTATCCCAATCTTTTTGAATATTCTCAGAGACGTTTAATGTTCCTCGAAATTGACTTGTGTTCATTTTATACACCTATTGATTTGAACCAACTAATGCCATGAAAACTAATCCAGCAAATACCAGTATACTAAGAGAGTACACAACAGCAACTAACGCTATTACGTAGATTATTCCCTTGGACAATAACAAAAATATCTTGCCAAATAATGGCAAAAAAATTAATAACAATAATATACCAATCACCAAATACATGAATATAATTCTAATCTAATTAAATAAAGAAGTAAAGTCTTTTTTTCTAAATTTTTCAAATTGGGATTGTGTATCTGTCTGGCTATTGACCGGTTGTTGCGGCCCGGAATTAATTAATTCTATTTGATTTTCTATATCAAAGAGTTTCATTTTATTTTTATCAATACCAACCATAAATCTTCTATTTCTAGTAGGATCGCCATATCTGTTTTTCAATTGTTTAATCATAATCTGATTGTTTTCTTCGAACTCTTCAGTAGATATTGCAGCAATCATTAAGTCAGCAGTAGCTGGCAGACCAAAACTCTCCGATGTATCCGTAAGGTCTGGATCGGAGTTAGAATAACCTGATCGTGTTGTTTGTGTTGCAGTCCAAATAGGTAAATTTTTCTCAATGGCAAGACCGCGAAGTTCTTCAGCAATAGATTTAATATAACTATACGTATTAATCGAACCACCCATACGCATTCTAGAAGATGCACATATATTCAAATAATCAATATAAATGATGTCTGGTACAAAACCCTTTTTTACTTTTAATTCATTAATTAAATGTCTAAAGTGTCCAGCGTGAGCCGAACCAGTTGGATATTCTTTGATGATCAACTTACCTACAGTTCGTTTCATAATCTTATTAATCTTGGTTTCATAATTCGACTTGGAAATATTTTTAAGATCGTTTAAACAAACGTTCATTAAGTTTGCATCAATTCTTTCAGCAATCTTTTCTTCGGCCATTTCATTCGTGATATAAAGAACATTGCGTCCACTCATTAGGTTATGAGCAGCGAAATCGCACATAATTAAAGTTTTACCAACACCAGTGCCGGCAAGAATAATATTGATTGTTTTCTTAGGTACACCACCATTGGTGATTTTATTCAAGTATTCAAGATGAAAAGGTATTTTTTCTTCTTCAGCATGATAATATTCAAATCTTTCATTATAATCTTGCAAAAAATCATGACCAACGTTATTATCAAAACAAACACCAAGTGCCTCGGAAAGTATAGCGGGTATGCCATCTTTTGTCTTTTTACTCTTGCCATCGATGATGTGAATTGATTGCATAATCGCATTGTATACAGCTTTGTCTTGGCAAAACTGTTCAGTCTGATCTAAAAGCCATTCAGTATCATGGGTCTCTTTGTGATTCTTAATCGTAGTGATTAGTGTAGCACAAGATTTGTAGTCGGCTTCCGAAAGACTGTTATCATTTTCTAATTCTACAAGCAATGATTCGGCGTTTGGTATTTTATTGTACTTAGAAAGATATTTCGAAATCTTTCTCACAACAATTCTGTCAGACACATTTTGAAAGTATTCATCTTTAATATACGGAATAACTTTTCTCGTATATTCTTCATTATGAATCAAACCTGAAAGGATTGTTACTTCAATCATTCATATCTCCTTCGTTTATAATCATTTGTGCGCTTGCTACGATAATATTATATAGAACATCACCTATGACTTTTTCGAATTCTTTTTTATCCGATTCTTCATCATTTGTTTCGAAGGTCGATGGCGCCTCTCTAAGTTCGTAAGAATAAGTCAACGGAACACTTTCAGCATCCTCGTCCTCAAAATCACCAACTTTTACAACATCATAGTTGTATACGAACCCTTTAAACTTGCCTTCGAGAATTCGAATCCATGCATTTTCTTCGGCATCGACAAAAAAAACTTCGTACTTTATTTTACTCTTGTCCTGTACCATACATAAACTCTTTTTGTGCAGCTTCTTCCAATTGATTCATTAATTCTTCAGTGAAATATTTTTCGGGCGTTTGATTAATCGTTTTGCCAAAAACTTTCGTACCATCTGGCATTTCATATCGCGTGGAAACTTTTTTAATAATTTCATATTTTTCTGCAAGATCGAGCAAACCATAATATCGATCCAAACCTTTGTCATAAGTCAATTTGACTTCTACGACTTTGTTCTCTTTTGTGAAACGTGACTTCATCATTGTACATTTAATAATATTACCAACAACTTCGGTACCGTCTTTCTCTTTTCTTTTACTCAAAAATACAATTTGTGATGCAGTGTATTTTAAACCAGAACCACCTGACATTTCTTTCTTAGAAAAAAGACCCATTGTTTCATATACATGATTCGTTATAATCAATGGTACATTAATCTTAGCAAGTTTCAAATTCAATACACGAAATGTTGCTTTCAATACCTGAGCTTTTGTCATGTCTCTCGTTTCTTTGCCTTCGCCTGTGTCCTCTACTTCTTTTGTCGTAGAAAGTTGGCCAAGAGAATCGAGCACCAGCATCATGGGAGGTCTTGCATCTTCTGATACTTTAGAATAATTATCTATGATTTGTAAAGCAGTGTGCCTAAATTTTTGAATTGTTTCGGGTTCCGAAATAATCACACGTTTGGCATCAATGCCTCTAACTGACATCATTTCTTTTGTAACGGCCGCTTCCGTGTCGAAGTAGAAAACAGCACCGGTGGGATTATCGTCTAAAAATCTTTTTACAACACCAAGAGCGAAAAATGTTTTACCGGTACCCGATTCGCCAGCAAATGCTGTAATCTTGTTATTTGGTATTCCACCATAAATGCTGCCAGACAACGCAGCGTTAAGAATAAATGAACCGCTATCGACTGTGCCAGAAAATTCGGAACTATTCAATCCATCGTCAGCAACATTTGTATTTTCGTCATTTAATTGCTTAACAATGTTTCTAAAAAACTCATTACTAGCCATACTTTTCTCCATTCAATATAACATACTATTATACTTTATCATGTTTTTCAAGTAAATCTTTTTCCCTCTTTTTTAGTTTCCAAAGTTTGTTATGAACAAAAGTTCCCGGTTTTTTTGATTTAGCGTTTGATTCATATTGTTCTATCAATTTTCTTACTTGTTGTAGATCAAGATCAACGATAGGAATGTCTTCTAAGTTCACATCTATTTCTGCATCGACAACATCAAATCGATCTTCTTTGATTTCGAAAGAAGGAACAATCATTTTATTTGTCATTGGTTTTCGTTGCATGAGAGACATATTAGCGGCAATCAAGAGAAGTACAGCCAGTGGATCAAATACAAATATAATAGTCAGTATGACAAATCTAACAGCTTCTTCAAGTATGTCTCTTGTTGTTGACTCACCATAAATTAATTCAGCAATGTATTTAATCGGACCAACTTCTGCTTCGATTTGAATTTGTTCTTTCGAAAGTAATGCTTTTTCAACTTGCAATTCAGAAATAACATTTGATGCATCATCAATTATGTTATTCAAATTATCTCGTTCTTCTTTCTGCGACTCCCTCGTAGCAATAGCACCAGTGTCACCTCTAATTCTGTCATACTCAATAAGTGTGTTCACCGCTTCATCTAGTTGACTGATTACCATATCAGCATCGTCAATTCTTTTTTGTTGTCTGTTTATTTTAATATCTATTTGTTCAATTTGTATTGAGTTATCACCAACCGTAATCGTCTGGTCTATATGTGCTTTAGACAAATATCCAAAAATTCCCATACTGGTAATAAACATTAAGACAATAACCGCAACAGTGAGGTAACTTTTAAGAAGAAATGGTGAAACTTTCCAGTTTCTATAAAGCCATGACGCAGTTACTAGTTTACCCGCTTCTAAAACGGAACCCATTATGATTATGGGAATTTTAGCTGCTGCAAATATTGCTGCTAGACCAGCAATGCTATACCAAGCGGCAACGCCGGCGATTGCCAAGGATGTGACAAAAGTAAGAAATGTAAGCATTTGATTTTAATCCCATGAGATGTTTTTAGGAACATAATTTGCTATCTTCTTTCTAATATCCATAGATAAATCATTTACAGACGTTACAGCTTTGCCAGCACGTTTAACGTAGAAATAGTTTGAGTTTTCTATATACCTTCCGCCGCGGCCAGATTTGCGTAAATCCGAATCAACACCAATTTTATTGAAAGCAAAAACAATATCACCGTTCATATATTTTTTTAATCGATTGCCCATGTTCAATATATCTTTCATTGTTTCTGAAGCACCTCTATGAGTGTTGACAAGTATTTCTACAGGAACAACACGACCTCTTTCTGGGTCAAGGTTTTGTTTTTTGGCAACCTCAATATCGTTGACTACCCAAACAATATGGACTTTATCTTTATCATAACCAACCTGACTTGCCATTCGTGTAATTTTTTCAAGTTTTCTCAAGTCTTTCAGAGTAACATCAAAAATAATATTAGGTTTTCTTTCTGGATCGGCCATCAAAACGTTAGCGAAAAATGCCTGTTGTCTTTTGTTTGGAAACTTCATTAAATCGCCAATTATTTCGTGAACTATCCGAACATGCTCTTCATTAGACAGGTTTATATTTTTCAAGTCTATGTCAAGTTGATCTTTTACTTTTTTAATAATTGCTGGCGTTCTTATTGCTAATTGTTTAAGTTGATCAACATCGAAAACTTTGCCTTCCAAGCCTACAAGATTGTCCTTTATAAACCCTTTACCAGAACCAGCGCCGCCGGCAAGAATGACAACATTGCCAAAACGAGGATATGCTCGGCCGCCAAACGTAATTAATTTCTCGACAAGTTCTACTGTTTCGTCTTCTATGAATTCTTCGAATGATCTTAGCATATCAATTTCTCGTAAGTTGTATCACTTTATCTATCATGTTTTGAATTTGCATCGCACGATCAGGCCAGTGTATATAAGGTTTATCAGCAGTCTTTAAAAGATTTACCAATAAAGGCATGATCAGTTTTTCTAGTTCTATCAATTTGGATCTCACTTCCGTTTCCGTCACCGCTTTGACGGTATCAAACTCATTGTCTAAATCTCCCATTCTATTATTTAGACCGTTCATTGCAGAAATAAGAGCATCAACTTTCTGTTCTATTCGCAAAACATTATCGTTGATACCTTCAACATCGTCTATAATTTCTGTATTTGTAATTTGAATTTGATCGGTAGGAATTTCATCTACAGCTGAAAATCCAAAGTCATGTCCGGTCAAATATTCTGGTGGTATGGTACTCAACTAAAAAAGTCCTCAAGTGTTGCTGTTTTTTCTGGCCGCCATCCAATCGATTCAAGTATTGTCTTCAAAGGATCAAGATAAGTCTTTTCAAACTGTTTTTCATAATCGACATAATTTTCAACTTCAAACTCTTTTGGTAGAACCGTTTTAAAAGAGATTACATTCTCTTTAATTGGATTAGGCAATTTTAAATAAACAAATTTAATCTTATCTCCGGAATTAATTTTTTCATATTTTTTCTTAATAGAGTATTTATTAAGACCGTTGTTGTAAAGTATTGATCCACGTACATGAATAGGACAACCAGACTTGTACAACGTACTTGAATCGATCCATTTTTCCATGTCTGTAACACCTCTAGGAAAAGAAATATCTTCTACCTGGGCCTTCATAAACTCTTTCTTGTACTCTTCGATACACTTCTGAGTGGTTTCTTCATCAGTGTTCATAATGACACGAATTGTTTCTTTGAGCATACGCCTACAAATACCTGGCGTTGATGACCTAACAACCTCAATACCCATAATTTTGAGTTCTGGTTCTTCATATTGCACACCCTCGGAATTATAAACATTCAGCGCGTAATGTTTTTTTGCTGTCCATACTCCTTTGTCTGCAATCACCTCACGTTTCATAATCATTTTTTGTTCGTAAGCGGACAATCGATCTGCAAGTTCTTGATACATATCATCAAGTAGCGGTTGAATTTTTTGCGTAGAAACTTTATCAAGAAAGTCTACTATTTTTTTCTTGTTTGTTTCTTCGCCAAATGTCCTTTTTACCAACTCTGACATGTTAATATAAACAGAATCGGTGTCAATTGCGACAACAAAATCTTTATTTTCAGTTTTAAGTATTTTGTTAAAGTAATCGTTGATACATTTCTCGGCGCATTGAATCGTCAGCTGACCAGTAAGTGTTATTGATTCCGCAACTCTATCATCGAAATAATGAAACCATTTGTTAGACCAAGCACCAAAAAGAGAATTCATCATAATTTTGATGGCCATTTGTCTGTTATTCAACACAACAATCTTGTCGTTGTTTTTCTTGTCTTTTAACTTTTGATAAGAAATCATCTCTTTCTTGATTATCGCTCTTTCTTTGTAAAGGTCTTCGATAATTAAAGGAACGATGCCTCTCTTATTTGTTTTGAACATATCACCTCTGGCCGTAAGACAATGGTCAGTTGGTATATCGTAAGTTTTGCCTTCTAGAATTTCTTCTATACTGGTATTCAAAGTCTGATCTACGATTGTCTCTGGTGACATGTTATACTGCATGATAATATGAGGATAAAGAGAGGCTAAATCAAAACTCATTATCCACTCATGCATACCTATATGTGGTTCTTTAACAAAACCACCTTCTATTCGTTTTGATTTCTTTTTGCTACTAGCTGAAGGAGGAACTATTTTCTTTTTCTTTAGTTCATTGTATATAAACATTTCCCATATTTTTACAGTGCCAAAAGCATCACAAAAATTTGTTCTTGTTTTGTAAGCAATCGTAATCAACAAATTAATATATTGCATCTTTTCTTCTAGACGATACACAAGATCAACATCACGAATGTTGTAGTCAATATATTTTTGTGGATTCTCTTCGTACAAATTTGATAGAGTGCCGTATTGCGAATAATCAAGTTTATTTTCGCCTAGATAAACATTTGCAACATAATCTAATCTATAAGATTCCAAAACTCCTGATATGTAAGCAAAGTGTTTAAAACAATGGTGATGATCTAGGTCTTGAATTCCAACCAGTTCAAATTTTTCTGGACATTGATAATCTAAAGTATCAGAATCAATAACGCTATACCTTTTGTCAAACTTACCTTTGATTATACCCCAAGGAGAAAGTCTTTTGAATTCATTTCTGGGTAGAAGTCTGTGTATTCTCATAACGAGATATGGTATGTCAAAAAATTCTGAATACCAACCCGAAATTACATCAGGTGTATTTTCTGACCAGTGTTTAAGAAAACGATACAACAAATCCTTTTCGTTGTCGCATTGTATATATCTTACATTATCATAAACATCTTTCGAAAGTTCCGATTTTTCTCTTCGCCAACTACAGGTTGTGAATACATAAAACTTTTTATTTTTATTGCTCATTAAACATATCGAAGTTATCGGATGATTTGGTCTAGAAGGTTCTGGAAATTCATCCGGAGAATGAACCTCAATATCAATATAGGTCACATTGATTTTAGATGAATCAGGTACTAACTCTTTTTTAATAGTTAGGTCTGATATAAATTGATATGTGTAAGGTATCTTACCGTAAATATTATAATTTTCTACGTCTTTATATTTTTTGTAAAAATTATCAGCCTCTTTCATAGAATCAAATTCTATTTCAGAAACCGGGTGGCCATCTAATGTTAGATACTCGCCGGCCGAATCGTTGACAAAGAATTTTGGTTTATAACGAAACTTTCTTCTTATTTCTTTTCCGTCTTTGTATCCGCGGAAAAGAATGTTAGAACCACTTCTTTCTACCGAACTATAATATAAAGACATTACGCAATTGTTACTTTTGATTTAGGAGTGATAATTTTACCAAACATTTCTTGGTATTGAGTAATCAATTGATCATCTGGTTCATATTCACATACAATTGCAGTTTTGTAAACAGTAACAGGTTTTTTGTTTTTACCCATCAAAGCGCACCACGGCGCAAACCCCATTTGATCTTGGCCAATAGGAACGGGCGTAATAACATCTTCAACAATCAAATGATCATCGTTTCTTTCAACGATTGTACAAGCGCAGTCTTCGCCGCTTAGAAATTTTAATACTTTTATTTCTGACATGATAAACTCCTATAAGAAAGACGGGTGAAATCCACCCGTCTATTCTACAACAAAAAGACACTAAAAGTAAAGTCAAATAATGCTAGTTATTGACAAAACCATAGTCAGAACAATCAAAGATGCTGTAATACCATACAGCATGGGAATCATTCTTCTCATAATACACCTTTAACCATTCAGTTGTTGTTCTTTAGAATTAACACCAATTGGAATTAATTTCGTCTTTTTAGCTTCTGGAATAATTTTTTCCAGTCTCACTACCAAAACCCCATTCCAGATATCCGCACTATTTACAACAATATCTTCTGACAGAACAAACGTTCTGCGGAATTTACGATTTGCAATACCTGAATGAAGATATGTTTCTGAATTATCGGATTCTTTATCACCAATAACTTCAAGTTTGTTTTCAGTGATGTTTACTTCAAGATCGTCTGGTGCAAAACCTGCAACAGCAATTTCAATTCTATAGTTATTTTCATCTTCGCGGATGAGATTGTAAGGCGGATAAGATTGTGCGTTATTCGAAAAATTACTCAGTTCATCAAATACACGATCAAAGCCAACGGTGAAAGCCGAGAAACGGCCAAAAGGATCTAAGTTACCCATAACGGTACCTCCTATGTTTAGCAAGGTTAGTTTGTAATAAAATCGAAGACCTCAATTGAGCATCTTCTGTTAGTATTTATACACGATTACACGAAAAAAGTAAAGAAAAATTAATATTTTTTACCAATATTATATTTTGCGACCAATTCCCATTTATCTCTTTCTTTGTAAGGCAACACTTTTATTTGACTCAGTGGCGCCACAGGGTCAACAGTTTTTTGTGAATCTACCAACTTGACCAAACCCCATTCTGATAAAAGATTAGTAATGGTGTTTCTTCTCGCACGATCACTGTCACTAAAATTTGAAGGTTTTCCATCCAAAGAAAACAGTTCTTTAAAATGAACAATATAGTATTTACCTTGTTTATGTAAGATATGACAAGATTGGTAAAGTTTCATGTCTTTACGAGAAGCGATTCCAATTCTAGTCAAGGTTTCTCTGACTTTGAGAAAGTCATCTTCTTGAGAAAGTGTTACTTCAACCAAGCTATTCAAATCAAAATTCATTTTTTTCCGCCCTTAAACAATCTATTTTTTATTATTGTTAATTGTTCTGAAGTAAAAATGTCTACTACTTCTTCTGCTTTCGCATAACTAAAACCATAGTATTCCATAATTAAATGAACATTTTCTTCTTTTGGTTTTTTATGCCACTTAGCAAATCTTTTGTTTTGCCTGACTGTATTTAGTAAAAAATCAAATTGTTGTTTTTTATCTAGGAAGTGTCGCTTATTCATTTCATTAGCGAGTAACACCGTATCGATAAAATAAGAAAGAGACCTGTTAGTCAAAAAAGGATCATATATTTTTTCTGCTAGTTCTGGATTT